TAGGCTAACTTTCGTCAACCTACCCCCAAACTTATTAACTACTTATTTATCACAACCGATTTTAGGCGTAACTTCCAAGTACCCGTTGACTATGCCAGGAGTCATACTGTAAATTGTATTGTATTCTCCAGTGATAGTTTCGACTATCCACTCGCCACCATTGTAGGTCAAGCCCCAGCAGATACCATTATCAGTGTATAGGAAGTCTACGTTGTCAATAACTGAAACTTCAGTTGCTGGAATGAAAGTCCAGTTAATATCGTCATTGGCTGAAACCGTGCCTACCGTGGCTACTATGGCTAGAGTGGCGGTGGCTACTAGAGTGGCTAGAATCTTTTTCATATCGTGTACCCCTTTAAGTTATTTCTTAAGACACCTTTAGTATAGGGTATGGGGCGGGTTTTGTCAACCCGCCCCAGTGGATTTTAGTAGTAATGGGGCGGTTCAGGGGGCGTACCAAATACGCCTGGAGACTTTTTGAAGATACCAACAGAATCAAATCTATCGTGTAAGACTACCGGATATAGGTTAGGGGGCAGACTGTCTTTAATAGCTTGCCAAGTCTCACTAGTGCCGCCATTCCATTTTCTATTTGCAGCCATTAAAGACTGGGCGTATTTGCCAGGGGCGCAGGGTTGGCAAATTACTTGCGTAACTAATTCATCGCCTGAGCCTGGAACTAGCAGGAAACCGCCCATACCCCAGTTTATGGATTGTACCCTATCGCAAACTGCACAGTTTAGATTGATATTGTGTTCAGCCATTAGGTAAACCCCCTCAAATTTCAGCCTCTCTTGAGACTGTACCTACAGTATATAGGATATCTAAACTATCGTCAACCTAAACTAGAAAATGTAAACCACGGGCCAAAACTATAGCAGAAACTACAACTAGAATCCAAAACAAGTGTTTCATATCAACCCCCATATTTGATATAAAAATACTAACCTATAGGAATATATATGTCAACCATATGGGGGGCATAAGGGGGCGTGGTGGGGGAGGGGGATATATCCTAGATGGAGTCAAGACTGTGGGGGGGTAAACCACAGCCTTGACGGGAAACTAGCCTTGAGGATATTTTTGAGCTACGGCCTGAAACCACGCTTTTTCAATTTCGATGGATAAATCCTTGACCTTGCATACTACCCTAATTACCATACCGTCTATCATGTTTTACCTCTTGAAACTAAATTTTGTTTACCCCCGACACCATTATTATAACCTAGGGTGGTTGAAAGTGTCAACCACCCTAGCACTACCACCCTACACTATATTGTAGATTTTATTGTTAGAATCCTTGGGGCACTTTTTATGATGGAATTGACCTTGGGAATGGTCAACGTTTTCAGCGTATAGATTATTGTCACAGCGGAAACAAACTTTGCCCTTGCTAGTCTCAATATAGAATTCACCGACTAGATATGCAATACGATTAATTTTGTTAGGTTGGAACTTGTGCCGCTTGCTAACGTATTCTAAATCTTTATACGACCAGACGTTTAACTCTACCAATTCATCAAAGTGATTAGAATCGTGTTGGTTCAGTTTATCCTCTAGATTTAGTTTGTCAGACATTGTGGTTACCCCCGATGTAATGTCAGCCGCTTTCTCGACTGCAACTAAAGTATAGCCTACCTATAAACTGTTGTCAACCTATAGGTAGGCTAGGCTCAATCTAGGTTACTTTAGTGATTACCCCATTGAGTATGGTTACTTGGGCAAACCATTTACGTAGAGTAGGCGATGGCCCGACTACAGTGTACTTCCCGTCACCAGTGAATTCCAGACCAAACATGGATGTTTCCACAAACCGTGGTTCCTGTCCAATAGACTCCCGACAGGCTTTCTTTGTCTTGTAGCTGGCTCCCAACATACTGTACCCCTTGATGTAATGTCAGTCTCTTGACTGCTACACCATTGTATGCTCTGGATAGACTATTGTCAACCCGCCCAAGTAAGACCGCTGTACGTGGCTCTCAGGGCCATTGTAGGGGTATGGTGGTGGGGGGGTCTACCCCTATGTTCCCAGCATGTTCCCAGCAATGTTCCCGTAAGGGGGTCGCAGGGGGGAGGGGGATATATCCCTGGTGGAGGGAAATTTCACAGGTTGTAGGTTCCCTCTTTATTATAACATAGGGGCGGGATTTTGTCAACCCCGCCCCTACGGGCTACCTACTTTTTGCGGTCATGGCGGTAGCACATGCCAGAGAAGGTGTAGACCTTGCCATCGGTACCAGATAAATCCTCTCGGTAGTGCCCGACAGTCACGTTGCCCTTATCGGTGGGCGGCTTGATGGTGGTGTGGTCAACCGGAACTATAACCACGGCAACATCTTTGCCATCTAGGGTATAGAAACCAGGTACCATGGCTTCGGGCAGTTTGCCTAGGGACTTGGGGGCGGTAGCCATAACGTTTCACCTGTTGTTTGATTCGGTCTGCTTGCTGACCGTGCCACTAGTATAGGCCCAGGCTGGACTCTTGTCAACCCAGCCTGTACCTACCCTAGAAGGGTAGGCCATCGTCTAGGTTATCTACCCAGCCTGTGGGAGTGGTAGCATGGTAGTTCCCGTCTTGTTCCCCTTCCCGATATACCTCCTCTATCATTTCCTTTGCTTCCCGTAAGCCTAGGGATACACAGCAGTTAGCCCCATTAGAACGGATAGTTCCCAGTTCCCGTAGTTCCTTGATAGCGGTAATCTTATTGAACCCCGCCCTACCATAGTTCCCAGTAGAAACAAAGTTCCGCTCTACTATTTCCCGTACTACCTCTACAGGCATGGTTATCTGGAAGGTAAAGGATTTGATGACTTCCTGGGTTACGGGCCTCAGTACCTCTTTGGTGGTGTAGTTAGCAAACATCCCTAACTCCTCTCCGACTTGAATGTGCCTACAGCATACGGGAAATTGGGATTTCCGTCAACCTCTTTCTACGACAGACATACCTACCAGATATAGGGGATTGTAATACTAGATATAGCCTACCTATATGTATCTCCTTTACAGGTTCCCATCTAACTATAGTTCCCAGTACTGACCTAGCTATGGTTAGTCCTAGCATTCCTATACTCCTGCCCCGCCTTGAATTCCTGACCACGGTCAGTGTAACAGGTTCCCAGGTTCCCGTCAACCCCCCTTATAGATACCCTATATAGTATATGTATGTAGGGTATATATACTATATATAGTATACCTATATAGGTTCCCAGCAAGATTCCTATAAGGGGGATCTGAGGGGGAGGGGGATATATCCCGTAAGACAGTCTACCACAGATTTAGACTTTTGTCAACCTGAAGGGGGACGTACAGGGGAGGGGGATATATCCCTCCTGGTAGGGAGTAGGGCGTAAGCCCTACCCCTTACCGTGTGCTACTTCTTCCTATCGTGTCTGTAGCACATACCGCTGAATGTGTATACCTTACCGTCACTACCGCTTAGGTCTTCACGGTAGTGTCCTACCGTAGTGTTACCCTTGTCTGTAGCTGGCTTGGTAGTAGCGTGGTCTACTGGTACTATAACTACTGCTACATCCTTACCGTCTAGAGTGTAGAACCCTGGAACCATAGCCTCTGGTAATTTGCCTTGACTCTTAGGACTAGCCATAACGTTTACTCCTATGTGCTGTATCAGTCTCTGTTTCGACTGTGCCACTATTATGCCATCTGGCTGGACTTCTGTCAACCTCCTCTCTAGAGTATAGTGATAGTGTTGGTTTCTACTGGCACTATCTGTACCTTATTGCCTACCCTAACCTTACGGGTCTTTACAGGTTCCCGTACTTCTTCCTGTATAGGCTGTATGGTTATCGTTACTTCCTGTACTTCCTGTTCCGACTCTACATCTTGGGGTGATTCTATAATAATATCTAGCATATCGTTTTGTTCCTCTACTCCTACTTGTATTAGCTTCTCTACTGGGCCATTAGGCATATGGTTAGGATTGGGTAGGTTTCCTCTAGTTGGTACTTTGTATATAGGTGGCCTAGTGGTTACTAGGTAAGGTGTACTAGAGACTATATAGCGATGGCTCATTACTTCAACCCCTCAATTCAGACTGAGGACAATATAGCATCACTGAATTATTTTTGTCAACCGTCTTTTGAGGTTAGCCTAGTAGTAATATCTACTATATGTTGTATGCTCAGTCTACTCCTTATACTATATCACCTACCTTTAAGTTATAATGGTGTAGTATTCCTAGTAACTTATCGTGTATCTCTGTACAGTCAAAGCATACTACTTTCCTATATGCGCTTCCCACGGTATCAGCTAATCTATCTTGTTCCTTCTTAGTAGTTACTATATTCTCTAACATCTTCCTAGGTTCTACCATATCTAGTAGGATATGTACTAGGTCGTTTCTATCTAGAGTAGATACTAGCTTGATAGCTATATTGTCTATAGTCTCTGTATCTACTCTATTTGGTTGTTCCGTTATATTACCCATCCTTCTCATCCTTCCCCGCCACTTTATTACTATACCCTTGCTCTCCCCTAGTTCTCCAGTTCATAATACCCATAATAGAGTTAGTAAACTTCTTTACTTGGTTACACTTGTTACAAGTACCTGTAGATGTACTTCCTTGACTTGGTTCTATGTCCCAATGATGAGCTTGTGTACCGTCTATACATTCCACTATGCACTCACTCCTTCCAAATACTCTGCTAGAATACCGTCTGCTACAAAACAGTCCATATACTTTAAGTATATTAGAGTATCGCCCTGATAGTACATATCTTCATATTCTTTTAATAACCGCCCCACATGGCTTAGGAAGCCTATAGCAGGATAGTTACGCTGGTCTATACTGGTAAGTTTACTTAGTAAGGCTTCCAACCACTCAATTTGAACCTCTTTAGATTCATTGTAGGAGCCATTAAACCTATCGTACCTAACGTAATGGCGGCTACTATCCAAGCTATCTGCTACTGCGTTAATTGCTCCCCGTATAGCATGGGCCTTTCTCATATCACTAGTCATAGTTAACCTCTCTAGTCCTTATCCCGAAAGAATCCCACCGACCTTTTGTGTACCGTGGGCATTTGACTATTGCAACAAAGCTACGATTCTCCATTACAACATCCATATACACTACCCGCCCACTATCATATCGGAGCATATCCTGTATGGCCTTTGTAGCTTGTTCTTTAGCTACTTCAGTAGGGTACTCTCTAACTCCTACAAAGTAATGTCCACTGGCTTCTATTGTGTACTCTTTCTTAGCCATGTTTGACTCCTGATTTGAAATTTGGACTGTGACCAGTATAATCGCAGTCCAAACTTTTGTCAACCTTCTCTATTACCTATCCTGATAGGTAGGTAACAATGGTGGTTGTACTTGGTCGAACATATTACTCATACCATGATATAGGGTATCTAACATATACTGCATATCCATAGCATTAGATACTTCCGTGTATGGTGCTGGATGTAGGTTCAAGGCTTTAATCCCTAGGTATAAAGCCTGAGCCATAATATACTTCCCTCTAGGAGAGTCCCTAAACTCTATTGCCTCTTTATTGATTTGTACAAAGTCTTGCATAGTCTCTACTCCCAATGTTCCTTAAATGGTACGAATTGACTAGGTGATATTGGCTGTTTGTTATAGCCTTTACCTGTAGGATGTATCCATAGTTTGTAGGCGTACTTCCGTGCTTGGTTCCTACTTCTCTTAGTAGTAAGTAATCTATATACGGGAGCTACTTTTAATAGCTCCCGTATATCATGGTGTAGAGGGTACGCCTCTACATACTTCTTCCCTTCATGTTCATAAGGGAAGATTAAGTAGATGTTATTTGTCTTGTTCATGTTTAGCTTTTAGTATAGCCTTAGATGCCTTAGCTTCTTCTCCACGCCAGCCTTGAAGATTAGAGAGTATGTAGAGTATCTGTACGGCCCTTCCTTTAGCAGGGCTATTATACATCATGGCTCCTTCATCTTCTGCCATTGGCATAGCCTCTATATAGGCTTGGGCCGCTCCCTTATTAGCGGAGTAGGGTTTAGTCATAGACCACTCATAAGCCTTACTGATAGCCTGTTCATACTCTTGTGTAGTGACAGTTACCATATTACTTGTACTCCTCTTTAATATTATTCATAATCTCTTGAATCTGTACCAGTACCTTTTCTTTATTACCTTTGAGTCCATACTCACTCTTAATTATAGAGTAGCAGGTTCTACCCTTACTTGTAAGTCTCCTGCCCCTTATTTCAGCTTTCAATCCCTGTATCAAGGTGAGTAGTCTATAGTGCTTAATAGACTCACCAGTTATCATAACCCCACCAGCACTCTGTTCTATTGGCATCCTTAACTCCTGTGAAAAATTTGGACTGACCAAAGTTTATCACCCCAAGCTAACTTTTGTCAACCGCTCACCACCAACAAGAGTATACTACTTTATCATTACAGTCTAAAGCTAACTTAGCTGTCTCACAAAACTGTAAGTCATTATGTAAGTCCTCGTACATACCATTATCCTCTGGCTGTACTACAGCTGGGTCTATCCCATAGGAATCATTTCCAAAGAAGAAGCCTTGGGTATGTGGTAGAGAACGATTAGTTATATCTTGTTCTAGTTGTATAATATCTTCCCACCCAAGTTCTACATCTACACAATTAAATTCTTCCGTTCCACCCTTTTTAGTATAGAGATTTTCCATCCATCCTTGTAGTCTATTATGCTTACGCCAGTAGGCTATCTCTGAACGTTCCCCATTCTCATCTACCCTAAATGCGTATTGGTCTAAGCCCATAATAAGTATCCTCCAATAAATTTTTGGTAGCCCCAGGTAGGAGTCGAACCTACACTATTCTGTACTGACTAGATACAGGTTTTAGATAGTCAATCCTTAACTACCAAACCGTCTGGCTGGAGCAAATTTAGTTTCTCATGAATCCGAATTCTTGTCAACCGTCCACATAGTCTCTAAACCATCAGTTAACTTTTGATGCCACATACCAATAGTTAAAGAAGCACACATTAAAGTTCGTATCTTCATAGCAGTTACAGCATAAATAGGTGAACCATCAGGAGTATGTTCCTGACATAGACCATCTGTAATATCCATTAGGTACCCTTCAGTTATACAATCGTGAAAGAGAGCAAATAGTATGTCATCTATCTGACTCGTTTCCAATACATTTAGTACCTCAGTAGCAAAGGGAGAATTAAAAATATCTGCGTACAGTTCCCTACCACGTTCCAAGGCTTCTTCTTTAGTTGACATTACTCCTCTTCCTCCACTATAAATATGCAGTTATCGTGACAACGACTACAGAATCCAGACGGGCCACCAAAGGGAATACTAGACATATCTAGTTCTCCTATAGGAGAAGCCGTACAACATTCAGATACCCATACTATAGGCGGCTCTGGACAGTCCAACAATACCATTATTGCCACTTCCTTTGTTTAGTAAGACCTTTATTGGCTCTCCACTCTAACCAAGTAATAGCTTGTAAATCATGATGGTGTATACCCATCTCGTTACTAGCTTTCTTGTATGCCCACTGTAAACGTCCCATAACTTTAGGACTCTGTAAGTATTGTAGTTCTTTCTCTGTAACATTTCTCCCCATGTAGATTGCTAAAGCGTGTCTATCTATTACAGGTTCTCCGCTTCCTTCGGGTGCTACTATAGCTTTATAGAACGCTCTAACTTTAGCACCACCTAAAACAGTATAAGGCTTCTCACCTTGTAGAATCCTTAAAGCCTTATTATGATTAGCATAGGTCTGCTTCCTGATACCTTTAACTACTAATTGTATAGCCCACTGTATATTATCTCCCCATTCTACTTGTGGTGATAAGGCAGCTAAGACTCCTGCTCCTACAAATAAGGCTTGATGGTTCTTAAAACCACCAAGCCTTCCAATAACCGTAGCTATATCTTGTGCTTCCTTATACCAAGTAGCTCCATCCCGTATAGATGATAAAGAAGCTGTCTCGTAACATTTAATTATATTACGGTAACTACCAACTACTTTATTCTTTGCTTTTACCATACCTTCTCTCTTAAAAACTGGATGTGACTAGCTTACATTATTTGGAATCTCTTGTCAACCCGTCCTTAAGAATGTCTTTAGTAGACTTAAGAATAGTTTTAGCTACTGTATCTATAGCTATCCAACAAGACCTATGTGTAACTTGAATAAGAGTATCGTATGGATAGACTATCCTAGATTCCATAATAGCATCATTCCATTCTAAGGTATTCCCACAGTAATCACAATGCTTAAGTGTTTCCATAACCAAACCATTCATCCATTTCTTTATTATATGCTTCTGGATTATTCTTCTCAGCTTCTACTTTAGCTCCTAAGCGTTTAGTTAGCCTACGAGAAAGTACAGGATGTATGTAACGTTCCAATACATCTGGTGGTATGTCATACAAATCGAGTTCTTCCTGAGTGTAGGGCATACCAGTACGCCAGTTCTTAGATTCACCAACTATTACACGATTACTAATACCATGTTGCCTCATCCATATATTAGGAGTAGGTACACCACATCTATCACAATGATTTCTATGGCTGTTAACTTCCTGTATCATTTTCTTAGCAACTTTAACAGGAGTCAGTTTCTTTTCTTTACTGGACTCTACTATAAAGGATTGACCCTTATGTGGGAAGTCTCCAAGGTCAAAGTCTATAGATACTTTTAAGACTACCTCTACTGTAGGTTCCAACTCAGGTACTTCTCCCCAAGCCTGTTGCATTAACTCCTTGTACATATTCATTTCTAAATTAAGTTCTTCTGTATATTCTTGTTGCGTTAACATATAAATTCCTATGGTGTAGGATGTTTTAATTTCATGTGCTGACTAAGTGTACCCTTAGACATATAAGGGAGTTGACAGATAGAACACTGATATGCTATAGATAGTTTTGTAGTCATGCAACTAATCTAAATAATCTGTATTCAGTCTATCCGCTAATGCTGTAGCCTTTAAGCTATTCTGTTCTCTAGCTGTATCTACCTGTTTCATATATCCATCATAACAACTCTGACAGATAGGATACGACTCACCAGTTCCCTTTTTATCTACAGTAATAAATTCATCCTCTGAACTTTCATAATGACACGTTACACATGTTGTTACCATTTCTACATCCTCCGAATTTTCTTCTTGGTCACACGCTATACATCCATCTATACCAGACATATGATGTCTGGTACAGTAGATTACTTTTTCTCCATATCGTTCTTCATATTCGTACTTGTCCATTCTGCTATCACTTCCCTTAACTCTCCGTTAATTCTACGGTGCATATCATTTAGTTCTTCCAACTCTTTAATCCTAGTCCTATGAATAGCACAACTAGAACAAGTACTAAATGTACTATCCCTGGATTTGACCATAGTGCCATTCTACTCCTTGGCTAGTTACCTTGATTATATTCTCTATAGGTATGGAACGAAACTGACTTATCTTAGCATCCCATACAGTAACTAATCCCTTATCAGAATCATTAAAGGGTTTACCAATACCTGTAACTCCTTTTGTTACACCAGTACGGCAGTTCATTTTTCGTACTTCCCCAGTAGTTCTCTTAATAAAGTCTACTGTAATAAACTTACCTTTAGATTTCTGAATAATATCCAAGGCTGATTCTGTAGGATTTTCTATAACTGTGACCATTTAGTCCTTCTCCTTTAGTAACTTAGGTACTCTAAATAAAATACACTTTATATGGTATAAGGTACCATTGTGGCCTCTGAGTATTTCATCAGAAGCCACAATTTCCTCACCACAAATGTTACACTTAGCCAACTTGAATATCAACCCCGACAGGCCAGTTCCTCTTAAGCCTTATAAGTAAAGCATCCTTATCTTTAGAGAAAACAGTCTCTAGATGTAGGTTCATTTCTTTAGCGAACCTGTATACAGTAGAACGTAATGTAACAAGGTTATTACCTTTCACATCAAAGTATCCTTTAATGGTTAGTACATTAGAAGGAGTCAGTTGTGCTAGACTTCTCCTAACAGGGTGTGCAGCAGTCCTAGATTCTTTACGCTTATTCAGTTGTACTAGATGGTCAAATTCTTGTTGAGTGCTAGAGGTTAAGTTGTAATGATAAACTCGCTTGGTCTTGGGTTGGGTAACCATGTTGCTACTCCTTTCCATATTAGCTCTGTCCCGTATATCCTTACGGTGTCTGTATGCCATAACTAAACTACCTCTGCTAAACTTAAGAATACCGTCACTTCTTTTAGTAACTTTTTCTTATTCTTACTTAAGAACCCATAAGCTCTAAGCATTTTAGCTGGACTCCCAGGACTACCCTTTCCATTTACATAAACATTATGAACTACCTCATTGTATAACTGTCCTCTACAGGATTCTAAAATTGTATATACTCGTCTAGTAATTACCTCCATATAGACTCTCTCCCCAAACTTCTAGATAACCATTTATTGGGTTCCACTTTTATACCAGATAATCTATTGAGTATTCGTATTACTTCTGAAGGAGTTAACCTTTGTAATACCTTACTATATATTGGAAAGTCTGCTTCTGGTGGCTCTACCCCATTATCTCCCCACCGTACCCAATTATCCTGACTATCTAAACCTGTAGGCCATACTGCAATTTCACAATCCTCTTTGGCATCTTCTCCTGCTAAAGATATAGATACTGTCCAACCCTTATCTATTGTTATTTGTAATCCATTAGGTGTATTGTAAAACATATTCGCTCCTGATTTCGACTTGTTCTCAGTCTACATCAATTTTCAAACTTCTGTCAACCCCACTACTGTATCTATTATGTCCTACATGATAACATTTATGTTTCCTACAATAGAATGCTTTCATAGGATAAAAGGTAAGAACAATATCTTCCATATAAGTATCAGCAAATTCTTTAGCTTTGAGAAAACTCTTAAATCTTAATTTTAATTTACACGGCTTCCCCATCTGTTATCCTTTAAGGAATGACTAGCCTAATAAAATCTTCCTCCGTAATATACCATCTACCGTCAGCAGACTTTACACACTTAGAAACATCAGTTATACCTTGTGTAAGCAGGGCTTCTTCCAATAGTTCCCACCCATAATTATTTATTCCATGTTCATCATCTAGTAATACACAAGCTATGTATCTTATATTATCGCAGTCACTCATCTATACCTTCTTTATAAATATAAAGGTGGGTGGAATAAATCCACCCACCAACATCTTTTAGCTAGTAGCTAGTTGTAAAGCTGTAGTAAAGCTACGAGCTTTAGCTTCAGCCCTGTTACCATACAGTACAGCCCTATCTGAAGAACCGTCCTTCTTTCCTTTACGGTAATCTTCAGTCTCCACAATAGCTTGCCAGATAGCCCAAGGAGTTCCTGCTACTCTAGGGAAGCTATCATTAAAGATTTCATAACGTTCCCAAGCAGCGTTCCTAATATTCTGTACCCGTTCTTTAGCTTTATCATACTCTGTAGAGTAGTAGGCTTTGTCATTCAGTAGTTGCATCCATATATCTTTACCTACATCATCAGGAGTAATATCACTAGCTAACTTAAGTCTACGAGGCATGGAAGCATTAGGATATGCGGAGTGTAATACCTTTGTTGCGTCCTCATCACTGATACTAACTAGAGACAACTGGTTCATAGTGTTAATTACACTGTCTCTAGCCTGAAGCATATTATGGAATATATTCATGTACCATTGAGTATCAGCTTTAATACTCTTATTATGATGTAGACTAACATGAACCTTAGCTGTATTCAAACCCACAGTTAAAGTATTTTGACATACTACCCTTACAGGAGTAAAGGCAATCTGCAAGGCTCCTAATCCATCCCTATGGTCTGTAACTAAATAATACAGATGGTGTTCTTCCCCAGCTATCAATCCTTCACCAGCATCTAAGGTAAAGAATATCTTTTCTCCATGCCCCAATGCTCCAACTGTTTCCACTGGATACTCTTTAGTAACAGGGTCTAGCATCTGAGCAAGTTCCCAAGTTTGGATAGCTGTCCATTCACTACCTACTGTAGATAATACCCTATACTCAGGGTCATCCTTTGTTGGCTCCCTAACTATAGCCCACTGTTTAGTTTCTATTAAATCTCCATTAGGCATTTCTGCTAGAGTAGGTACCTTAGTTACAGGGAAAGCTATATCTGCTATTTCCATAGCTTCAGTTGCCGTGAGGTTAGTAGTATCCATTACCTTACCAAGTCTATGCCATGCTGGTTCTCTTCCTAAGAATCTGTCTCCAAATATACTGGCTGGCATTAGTATGCTCTCCTAAATAAATTTTGAACCTGTCCACATTTTAGGGCTTCGCTTGAAATTTGTCAACCTTGATTTTAAGTATAAGTGATTTCTATGGTAGGTAATTCTATATGTTTTATACCAACCCTACTTACACCTTTGTCCCAACACTTTTGACATATACCATTAGCTAACCATGTTGCTTCTGGTGTTTTACATCTTTTCTTTAAGCACCAACCAAAAGTTTCTTCTGGTAAAGTAACTGGGGCTACATTCCCTACTTCCCATTTAGGATTAAAACTATCAGGGTTATTCATAATCAGGTTCCCCATAATATTCCCTATCCATTTCTTTATAGACTCGTTCCTTGATACAGTTATCACAATCACCATCATTCTCACAGAAACCATCTTCTATGGTACAGCGTATTCCTGTTTTACCACAACTTGTACAAGTATGACCGTTCTCATAATCATGACCATATATATCCATTATACGATACACCACTCCTATCCTACTTGACATACTTTACTACAGACTCCACAATGATAATGGTCGTTATCTATACTACTTTTACATATAGCACACCGTTTATTTGGTGGAATATGTAAAGCATATAATTCTTCAGGGTCTAACTCACAGCTACACCACTCTTTGGCTACCGCTTCCCAGTTAACTTGTAGTTTGTCTAATAAATTTTGAACCATGTCCAAATTAAATTGTCGGTTAACCTTCTGTTCATCTAAAGATATATGTGAATATGGTACACCCATTACTTTCTCCCATTCTTTTGATGTCATTTCAGATTCCCATGTAGACATTCATCACCAACTCGTTTTAATATAGGTTGAATTGAGAGGCCAATTTACCCAAGCCCAAGTAGCCTTTTTATCGTTTACCATCTGCCAAGGGTCTTCCCCAGATTCCTTAAATAATTGTTGTGCTTCTTCTGGGGATTTAGCTTTTACATCAAGTACCCATAACTGTTCCTGTATTTCAGTATACTTAAGTTTGAATATGGTCATTCTATTTCCTATGATATTATTTTAGATTCCCATGTAGACATTATTATTCCCCACCATGGTATTCTCTTTCTACTCTTAATCTTTCATAATCTTCTTCTATTATATACCCACAGTCAAGGCACTTATGCTTTGTGCCTCTAAAGAAGAAGAACCACTTTCGCTTCTTTTCCAAACATAATACACCCTTAGAACTTCCACAATGTATACATTCTTTCGGCATTAACATTCTCCTTAGAGATTTCCCTAGCCCTTCTAGCAAGAGGTTCAGTGTCAGGTGAGGATTTACGGTACCAACCTTCTTACGATACATTACACTTCCTAAACCTATGTGCCTTACTAGAAGGGCTGGAGAAATCTCCAACTTGGATTATGGGGCTTGGCTGAATTTTTGTCAACTTTCTTCTAGGTTAGAGTAACCCACTAGATTATAGTTATCTGTCCAAGACGATAAACATAGATTACATTCTATCGTTTGCCACGCTATACCATCATCTACTAGGGGTGCTTCAAGGGTATCTACTCCTTCAGTGCTATGGCAGTTTGGGCAAGCTAGTCCTAGTCTATCTACATATTCTTGTTCAGTTAAATTTGCCATTTCTATTCCTCTACTTAAAGTATGGTACTGGGGGTGGGAGTCGAACCCACAAACCCATAAGGGTGTTGGATTTTAAGTCCAATGCGTTTACCATTTCGCCACCCCAGCATAATGAAGAATGGGTAGGTACGTTACTTCTCACAGGGACTTGTCACTGGATACACTGGATACAACAGTCCACGACCTAGTGATACAACAGACCACGGCCTAGCGGTAATCTAGTATCTAGAATCCTAGACACCAGACCTAGCGGTTTCTGGTACAGCATAGCGGTTACTGGCTCCCTGGATACATCAGGAGGGAAGTATGGTATTGATTGTATCCCCTACCCATCCCCATTCCCTAGGGATAAGTGTAGCTTTCAGACCTTAGCTACAGGGCAAGCATCCTATCACAACAACCATCGTCATGGCATATTGTAGCTTGTCCACCACCATTTGGTCTACCGTCTCTGGCACTACATAATTGCACCGCCTTCATCAACTCGACCTCGACCAGCTTATCAAAGCCGATGAAATTTGTCAACCCTCGTTGTGGCGAAAAAGAACTTTCTTTCCCGTTAAGGTTGCTATATGATTTGTAGCTTCTATCATAGAATCAAAGATTTCTGAGTTTGAACTTACTCTGTCTTCAACTTTAATCACTAACCATTTATGTATACTTATTCCTCCATACCCCCCAATTTCTGTAATGCAATATTTACTATCAACATTTCCAGGCGAGGGTAAAGAAGTAAATTCTAGATGGGTTTTAGTTTGAGGTATCAATATAATTTGATTATCGTCTACCTCATACTTATCCATATCGAATAGATGTAATTGTATTCCCTCATCATATCTCATTCCATTCTATCCTCCGAATTAAATCTATTAAATACACAGCTACCTGAATTCGGAACTTAGCTTCTGCATTATTATCTGGTAGGTATTCCCTATAATGAAACGCTAAACCTAAGGACATTCCGTTTACCCAATCAGATGGGTCATCCCAATCAGACTTCTTGTAACTTCGTTCCCTAATGTAGGATTCTAAATCTTCTGGCATGAACCATTCTTTCAGATACTCTAGTCCCTCTACTGTATCCAATCTTTCCTGCCACCATATACTATATTCTTCAGGAGTCATTTCTTACTCTTCCTATAGTAGCCTTACAATTAGAACACTTAACCACCATGATGGTGCGTACACCTGATGAAAAGAACCCCGTAAACTCCATAGGAGTTAATTCATAATGAGTCCCGTAAGTCTCATAAGGATGTCCATGAAACCTACATTTAATGGTATGCCAAATTTGCTTTAACATCTATACGCCTCTACATTATTTTTATTCACATTTACCACACTTAAATCAAAGGAAGGCATTCCCTTAAGTTCAGTGTATTGTTTATATCCTGTACGTATCTTCCACTTTAAACAATGTTCTTTAGGGTATTCCTTATTCCATGTAACAGTGGATTCTTTTAGTAACTTCCCTGCATTCTTATTAAGTGGCAATATATATCTAAACTGCTTTCCCTTTATTCTCTGTATTCCCTTGTACTCTGTAAAGGCATGAGTCAACCAGAATAACTTTTCTTTCCCTTCCCACACTTCATTCTCTCTAAGCAATTCCCTGGTTGACCTAGGATGTATCTTCTCGCCATCTGGCCCTATATAAATATCAGTCCATATGTATCCACCATACAGAAAGTTAAATGCTTGGTATACATACCCAACCTTACCTACTATTCCGTCAGCCCATGTAAACAAGAATTGTTTCTCTGGTAGATTATCTTGTATCCATTTACGAACTTTGGCAAGCATCTGTGTCTCTGAGTTCCTAGGATAGGATTCATCCATGCACATCTTACCTATCTCATAGTAATCCTTACTAGCTAGAGTAGGGAACAACTTATGTATAGTGTTATACGGTTGTGTTCCCCACCCTAATGTAAGGACACCAGCCAACTCTTCATCATTATAAATCCCCAAGTAATGCTTTGTCAACCTTGGCATCACTTTAGAATAATGCCTAGTTTGTATAAACTCTACAGCATCGTAAGCATTTAGTTCTTGTATAGTGAAATCATATTTCATGGGGATACTTCCATATAGGCTTTACCTAGACTAGTTAAGAATATATGAGTAGCTGTGAACACTGGCTTTCCTGTAACCTTCTCAACAAACGAGGAATGGTCGTAGGGATTATAAACTACTTCACATATATGTAAGGGTACTCCATCTACAAGTAGAGGAATAGAAATGGCAGATTTGGATTCCCATGTACTAACTTCACCCTTAACAAAAGCATGTACATTCTTTCGGCCTTCCTGCAAAACTCTTGCTCTTCCTGCTGGTCTAACTACTAAAGTAGCATCCTTAATATGTATATTCCTTACATGATCTATTACTTTACCAGTTTTATTATCCCGTACACTCCAACAGTTTTTATGTAGATTTCTGTATATTTCTACTTTCATTGATATTCTCATCAGCCATAGTTTTCTTATGGAGTTTATCTGTACAGTCCCAACATAGTAATACTAAGTGCCCACCTAGGTTAGCCCAAGTAAATGTATTCCCTGGTGCTTCTACTCCACATGTACATATGTTCATCTGAGTAGTATCGTATTTAATATTCTTCTTCCTAGGCACGGCACTCCTGAGTCTCTAACCACTCTTGATTAGTGGATGCCTGTAAGCGTAGGATAGTTTGGGTATTATCTGAAACAATACCTTGAGCCTTCTCCAAACTATCTTGTAGCTTTTTTATTGTGATAGACTGTTGACCTACAGTTACTTCTAAAGTAGAGATATGAGCAGTAAGTTGTATCTTTTCCTGTTCATATGCCTTTCTTAATTGTTCTAAAGCTTCTGGATACTTCATCTGTTCCGTCATTATTTAAATAACTCCAGTTGCTAAACATATAAACGTTACCCAAACACCTGTAGCTATTAATCCATTAGTGATTACCATCCAGATGTTTATTAACTTACTGGATGGAACCCATATAGTATTGTTTATCTTACTAAATGTAATCTTCTCTAACATTCTACCTTCTCCTTAAATTAAAAGAACCATTCCTCAGCCTTCGCAAAACTGAGGAATGGTTTGAAGTAGTCTAAGCCTAGCTTAGAAGCTTAGACTTTAAACGCCACACCCCGATTTCCCTACCGTGAGTAGAGTTACGAGTAGAGGGCGTGTAACCAACCCTGGTGAATCCATTACCCTTGAAGATAGAGCCAACTACCGAAGGGGAACTGGGCATCCCAACAATGTTAACAACATCATCCGAAGTAACAAACCCTTTCTGTTGTGCCAACTTATACGCTGCTTGTCTTGCCTTTGCAAGGTATACTTGATTACCATTAGAGCTTTTGCTCTGGGTTCCCTTATCTGCCATATAGTGTAATCCTCCTAAATTTATGATTCTTGCGAAGTAACTTACCAAGAGCCTTTATTAATGACTCTTGCTATAGCTCCATATACTGATAAGTCTTGCCAAGAATCCTCGACAGACTCATTGCTGGGCACTCTATCAGACTGAATCAGATTTGTCAACCTCTCGATTTTGTCACTGGCCCTAACCAGAACACCTATCTGACCAAACTTAGAAATGTTAAGCCTACCATAATCTCTTTGCTTCTGGTCAAATAACTTAATATCATCGAGAAGTATATCAATAATTTCAAACGTATGGTCTTCTGTACACTCTAAGAACTTATGTATGTTTGCTCTGAGTCTATCGTGTTCTACTTTCTTATCTTCTTCTGGTGTATTCATACTAATTCCTTATACACATCTGATAAACTGGCATACTTTCGGGTAGTGCTAGAGAAACTAAATAATCTTTCTTATAACTTTCTAAGCATTCTTTACACATACAAGTCTTATTTGCTGTAATCCAATTTAATTGAACTTGGGCACTAGCGTGGTTATAAGCCTGTACTGTAGCTTGTATAGTATACGGTTCCCCCTTACAGATAAACTTCGACCCTACATAGTAATACATAAATACCTCCTTAATTTTCTTGGGGGGATGGACTTTCCATCTGGATTACTTTAGCACTTTCGGCAGAAGTTGTCAACCCTTCTTCGCCCCCCAATACTTCATATGTTTTCTTTGTGTAATTAAATAAGTGTATAGTTTTATAGTGAATATCTATAGTGACCTCTAGCATTTTAACTGTAACTTCATAGATTTTCCAGTTTATAACTGCTAAGAATATAGATATGAGCAATAAAAATACTATTGCTATAATTTCTAACATACTCTTCTCCTAAAAATAATGGGTTCCCAAGAGTGGGAACCCATTCGGAAGACTCAGAGTAGCCTAGTTCAACCTTAACATTAAGGGGTGGGATTACTATTAAGCTAGACTACCCTGACTCTCCACTCCAATCTAACGCAGATGGTTCACCTTCTAAATTAACATCTAAGAGTAACCTCTTAAAAGTGAGGTCTGTTTTATACTCTTCTTCATATAATAACTTATATATTTTTCTCTTTAACGCTAACCCTATAAAATTACCATTTAGTTTAATGGAACTTTTTGCAATCTCTCGTAACATATATAAATCTGTAGGTGTTACTGGAAGTGATATTAGAGTTTCTCGATCATAATCTTCTTCTGTAGCTTGCAGGACTGCCATACCTACCTTATCTAATAAATCTACAGGGGATGGTAATCCAGCATTAGCTGAAATAGGAGTAACAGTTGTGAAATTTTCTGACCGTCCATCCCTTTCAATCATCATAGTTAATCTATCATCTATATATAATACTTCATCTCTAGTAAGCTCTAGAACTTTAAGTTCTTCTTCTTCACATTCTTCATGTCCACAATCAAAGGAATCACTGTTTATATTCATTCATCACCTTCTGAATCCAGGTTGTCCCAAATAGCTTCTTTATCCCGCCTAGCTTGTTTAATCTCCTTTCGTTTAGATTTATCTTTAGGGGATGTTTCTTTATATTCATTGAAAGTTTTCTTTCTCTTCTTCTCTAATTTAGTTTCTCTATGTTCCCATTTATTCATATCATTGACCTAACCTAGTCACTTTAACCTCTATATATAATAAGTTTTTATTTGGGGGATCACCCCCACAATTAGTACATTCTCGTAGTACTGGGGTAGAAATATTGTGTCTTTTTATTAAGTCTTCAACCCAATGTCTATTTTTTCGGTCTGGCCCGTTGTCACAAATAATACAATATCCGAATTTAACCACCATGTCAACCTCTGCCGACAAGTTCCTCTGTACCAATATTAATATGCAACCATGTTACGTAACAATAAATACACAACGGGCCAGAGTTACAGGCCAAATCAGGAGTAGAGATAATGAAAGGTTCAGGGGCTTCATACTCATGACCTCTAGGACACTTAAAGGTTACTAGTGTCTTCTCTAAATCATCTGAAGATTCCTCTACGTCCCAAGATGGCTGTATTGAAGACTCAGGATGTTCCTGACAACAGGGATGCCAATGATTTTTAGCAGCAGTAACCCATGCTGGTTTGGACATTTGCTCCACATACATTCTCAGACTATCTGGATTTATGTTCATGGACTTTCTCCCTTAGATTCAAACAATAGATTCCGTAAAGCTTCGTGCCTACGACTCTCTCTACGGTGCAATGCATCATGATAATTATCCGTAGAATCAAATAAAAATTGTAACTCCTGATGTTCAAAGAATTCGTATAGTCTATCTGGATGAGTACTAAAGCCCATCCATGTCATAATATCTATACCGAAACCTAATTGAGTAGAGGTAATTCTAGAGGTTAGTCCTAGTAGATGACCACTATCTCCGTGGAACAAACCACCCCCAGAGTTCCCAAATATACTGGGAGCATTCTGCATGAGATATGCTTTCTGGTCAATGATTTCTCGTAGGTAAGTTAGATTACCTGGGCTAGGAAATGGGTCATGAAGTAATGAACAACCACTAACCCAGATAGGGTCAGATACTTGGAGTTCCTTTATTTCATCCCTAGGTATAATACTAGCTACGTTAGTCATAGGTCTAGTATTATTTAACTTAACCGCAGCTAAGTCATGGTGTTTATCATAAGCAATGATTTGTGCAGAGGTAGAGTTTGCAGATACTACTTTACTCCTATCGTAATCAAAGACTTCAATGCGTACTTCTTCTAGTACATCAGTCTTCACATCTTTCTTAAGAACGTTATCCCATTGTTCAGAAACTTTAATAGCCCCATCAATAACGTGTTGACAAGTTAAGGCAATGTTAATATATTCTCCTGGTTTATTAGGGTCTTCTTCACTATAAACTAAGACCCCACTTCCTCCAGCTTGTCCAGCTAAAACTTTCGTTACTGGGTATAAAACCTTTTCGTGAATTTCTACCTGTGATAAACTCATCTTAAACCCTCCTAAACTACTTTAAAGTGCGTACTATATCGGAAATATTATCCAACTCTTTGTTTAAGGCGGTAGATATTACATTAATATTATACTCTAAAATTTGTAATTTGTCTAACATTTTATCAATCTTGTCTTCAATCTCATTAACTCTAGTATGATATTCTGCATTAGACGTAATTAAATACGACATTACCATAGCTTTTCTACTTCCTCAACTGATTTCCTTACGTATGTTCCTAACATAAAAGCACATTGCATTAGATTTCTTACCTCTGCAACTGACCACATACCTGTAGGTTGACTATTAGAGATACACATATGCCCTTGTGGTAAAGAACAAAAGAGCATATACAAAGCTGGGTCTACTCCAGGTGTCTGTAATAGACGTACTGATTCTTCATAAGAGGGGTCTGCCATTGACCCCTCTAGTAGCTCAGTCCCTAACATTGCCCATTCGGGCATCTGTGATTCACTATTGTCTGCATTCATATTATAATAGACGCTAACACTCCAAATGCAACGAATATCCAAAGGACTTTAACGGGGTCATTAACTTCCATGCTCACCTCTCAAAAATTTATTTCCGTCATCTTAGCACATTCGACCAGATGGGGCAAGTGGTTGGGGGCACCTTGTTCAGATGCCCCCATAGGTGAGAATGGATCACCTCCTTACTCTCCAGACTCTGCGGGAGAGTTCCTAATTCATATTTAAGCGTTGTAAGAATACTTCATAAGGAACGGTTACTATCCAATCCGAATTATTTTCTAATTCTAACTGTCTCCAAACTAACTGTAATAAGACCTGATTAAAGATGGGGCCAATCTTATCCGTCACTACAACATAGGCTTGAATAGGGTCATTAGGAAAAAAAGGTCTAACGGCTTCTAGTAACTCTTTATATTGTTGTTCATGATTATTAATCATTATATTAATATAAACCCCGATTCACATTTATAGTATCCAGTTCCTAACTGGTCTGTCTTAAAGGAATCACTTTGTGGCTCAAAGAGTTCAGCCGTGCCATCCGAAAAGACAACACAATTATAAGCGTGGCCTCCCGAATAGTCAACCACCAATCCCACATTATTCAAATGAAATTTCCTATCCATCCTAGCTTTAAAACTAAAGGCAAAGTTATCACAATCATATTTTTCTGCTACGTATTTTTTATTGTCCGTCCAATCCCACTGGATTATAGCATCGAAATCCAAACGAGTGCAAGTCCAATACTTACTGTCTAGAACTTTGCGATGCATTGAACTACCTATCATATTGGCATTAAGTAATCTTTGTGCTATCCATACAGTATCATGTTCTTCTAAAGGTTCACTTAATGTAGGTGGTGTAAGTACCCTAATTATTTCTTGAATTCTATTTGTTATCATTCCCATTTTTTAATAGCTTTTTCTAAATCATCTAAAGCTTTCATAGCATCAGCCTGGTCTTTCTTTAAACTATCTAGTTCTATATTTAAAGCTGATATTTCCATTTCATTCCCATGTGTTTCTTGTTCTCTTTCTTCTATTTTAAGAAAGATAGTTTTTAATCTGATAATTAAAGTCAGTAAACGATTAGTCATTTAAGTTATTCTCTCCCGTTTTCTCAATTGCATGATCTTTCAGATCTTTAATAAGAGTAGTAAAAGCCTTATCTAAACTTTTCTTATTAACTGTTAAAGTTTCTGCTAATTCTAACATTTCTTCAGGACTTACTTTCTTATCTTTAAGAGAATCTATAACAGTTAATATAGTTATTCCCGAAGATTTTCCTGCATCTAATATAGCTGTAATAGTTATTTTATATCTACCCAGGTCTTTTACAGTACGACTTCTAGTACCATATAAAGCTTTAACTATATGAGTAAATAAAGTGATGCCCACTAGTAATACTTTAATCACTAAAGTTTTATTAAGTATCATTAGAGGTTCGCCCACAACTACAGTTACCTCCGCAAGGACAAGCTGAAGTTTCTGGTGTATCCGAATACCACAAATCAATAATTGGGTTTACATCATGTGGTTCACAATCGCATACCTCACAGTCACAAGTACAATCTTCTTCGCACTCACAAACACCCTTTAAAGAGTATGCATTAATGTCACAATAACATTCATCTCCCATTAAATCTCCTCCTATTCTGACTCCAATATTTTCATTCCCAATGCCCCTAATAAAGTAATACACCCCGTAGTAATTTCAATATGTCCTAAATCTAGGGACAATATTGCTATAGCTCCTAATACTAGGATGCTTATCAAAATTTGGGGGCGTAAGTGTTTCATGATTTATTCCAGGATCCTAAATACTTCTCTACCTCTAATTGTCTGAGGTCGGAATGGGATGGGGGTGGACACCCATTGTTTTTCATATATGTATACCATTCTACAGGGTGTCCTTTCGGTGAGTTAGCTTTCCCAATCCATCCAACTACAGTTCCAAAAACAAAACTAATACCAGTATATATACCAATCATTAATATTACGAATCCTCCTTCCAAGTAGTGACTTCATTTTATTATACACCAATTCAGAAGAAAGTCAAGCTCAATGGACAAAGAATATTATATATTAGGATTATAGATAGAACTCATTATCACAAAACCATTTGGAAAAGGATTTTCGTATTGGGAAAGATACTGCTATTTCTGTTGAATACCAAGGATGCATATTAGTTTGCAAATCCTTATGTGCTTTAGCAGCTAGAGAAGTATCGTAAGTAGGAGCATCCGCATCTAATTTCTTTCCTAGATGTGACCCAGCTTCATTAACAGTCCAAGGGGGTTTCATATGAATAGGTATACCGAAGTCATCCGTTTCTGTTTCTATGACAGGAGTATACCTCATAGCTTCCTGGGGCTGTTCAGAAGGAAATCCATACTCCCGTAGTAATTGATGGTGTTCTGCTTGCCTTCCCGCAGTATTTAATAGAGTGGCAAAGACCGCAGCCATATCTTTTGGCGATGAAGGTTTGCCTTGTTTCTCTACCCATTCCAAGAATGACCCTGTAAAATCAATTGACCCGTCTGCTTTTTCCATTAACATAGTTAACTCCCTTCCTTCATCAATAGTTGGAGATTCATCTAACGGTGCAAAAACTTTACAGTACATGTGGTCTTCAATCATTCCTTCAACTATATCACATGTTCCTTCTTGTTTATTAAAGAATTTACAGGTACCACACATAATACCATTTTGCATTTCCACATCAGTAGCATTTCTATAACCTGAATCTGGCTGAGTAATTTTACCTTCTTCTTTCTGAAGAAAGCAACTACCGTCACATTCCTGTTTTTGGACAAGACAGCTACCGTCAATACAAGTAGCCACGGCTTCCCTAGATTTCAGTATATCAAATACAGCATTTTGATTTACACCCTTCTCACAAACTGTAACTTCTGCAAGTTCCATCTCGTCTACTTGCATATAGGGTTGCAAACCTTTTTGCATATTCTGAGTTTTAGTTGCACTTCCCGCAATGGAATAACTCTTTAGCTTACCTTCATTAACTTGATCCATAACCCGCTGGGCAATTTTTGTATCATCCCTTAATTCCGTAATAAAAAAGAGTCCATTCTCACCTACACCAGATTTAAAAATCTGCCCACCTTTAGAAATGTATGCGGGTAATGCCCAACCAACTTGAACATCAGAGTGTAGTACCATTGTATTCCTAGTACGGAAGTTGTCCATATATTTTTCAAAAGCTTTCTCTAAAGCTTGTGTGGTAATTAAATGTCCTTCCCTATCAATTAATTCCACCGATGCAGGGCCACCTAAGACCATAGCATCACCTTCACTTAATTTAGAGACAGCTTTAGAATAGGTGAGGTCATCTGGATAAGCTCTAGATAAAGTTATAAGTTCAGCCTTAGATGCTATTCCCGCTTTGAATAAGCGTTTATATTCATCAAGGGCACCAGAAATATCTTCTAATGATACCTTCCCACTGTCTTGCTTTTCAATAGGAAGTATGGTAGCATCAATACCAACTGTTTGATACATCTCATTATTTGATGCCCAATTAGATGGACTAGGTATTTTTCCTACGGCAGTTTGAATCGTAGATGTAACCATTAACCATTGACTCCCCACACCACTCCACTAACAGTAGGAGTTCCAGAGGCAGATATTATTGAGACATTTTCCCTAAAGTCTACGGGGAAATTAGATTCGTATGTTGCTCCCGCCAATACAGGTATTCCCGTAGTAGCTGAAGCAGTTGCATCAAATGCCACATAAACAATTTCCGCTGATGTTCCTGATTCATTCTTTATTTGTATCCCCCTAATAACAGACATGGCAGGACGCTTCCTAGAAGTAGAAGCATTAGCTGTTCCCGACCATTCATAATTTAGTCCAGAAGCTCCATCTACATAAGTAGATACAGCATTAGTATCTTCCCGTACTTCAAACATTATCTTATCAGTATACCAGTTAATATTATGGTTAGCAGCACTAACAACATAAACTCTATACGTTGCTGCTGCGGTACTTCCTGCTATTGAATAAGAAGCAGTAATCCGTGCAAAGCTAGTGGTTAGGTCAGTATCAGCAGAAGTCGCAAGTTCCACACCAGAAGCATCAGTAATCTGTATCTTAACACTTCCTGATGCAGAAGCTCCCCTAACTTCACATTGGGCCGTTATGTGTTGAGGAGTTACACTAAAACCAACCGCAGGAGAAGCCCAATAAAAGCCTTCCCCCGCAGCAGAATTTGCGGGATTGGTGAGGAGGGACGCTGCACCTACTGAGGCTTGGCCTGTATCTCTAGCGATAGCTGACCCAGTAGCTGTAAATATTGTAACATCGGTAGCCTCTATTCTAGGATTAGTAACCCAGTTTACTGCAATTTCCCCCCTATCAATAGATAATAAATTAGCTGCTGTAGTGGAAGTTGCCGTTCTAAAGGGGGAATATTTTGTATAAGGATGAACAGATTGACGGGTAGATGAATCTATCTCCCATTCCCGTGCATCATTATGTCGTTCATTAGCCATGCAAGACTCCTAATGTTAGTTTGGGGATTTAGAATACCAATTTAAGATGCCAACTACCGCAGCTAAGACAACTCCCGCATGAGCAAACATAGCAAATAACATCATAAATAAAGTTTTCGCACCATAAAATCTGGTGCGCCAGTGTTTTAGTTCGTCCAATTCATTATTAACTCTTTCTAAACCAGAAACTAACGTTCTATTTAATTCCGTGGAAGTCTCTATATAACTATCTAGACGTTCCATATAAACTGCAACTTTGACTTCTAACTCATCATCATCCAATGGTTTCATCCGATTTCTCATTTGAGTCATGTTGCACTTTCCTCAATACAATAATAGGATTATTTGTTCCAAACTTAGGAAGAAGAGATTTTCTATAGAAATCTATAGGATTTCCGTTATCATCATAACGGATTAAAGTAGGGTGTTTAGGACGATTTATTCTCATCTCCCCTCCGTATAGATAGGGGGGTGGGTATAACCCCACCCCCCCAGGAAAATTAGGTAGCGTTCAAATCCCCAATCTTAGCCTGTACCCAGAGATTCTTGCACCGCATTTCGCCCATTGTATAGAGCAGACCCCTCACCACCAAAGCATTGGCAGCGAAGTAGTCACGGTTCTCAACATACTGAGTAGGTTGAGCAACAGCAATTTCTAGGTAGTCAGTGTCCAACACGTAGATGTTGGAACCCAAGACTGCATCATTAGAAGCAACCGACTTAGGCACATCGGCATCAGGGAGAATTGGTATGCCCTGATACGTAGCCAAGACCAAACCAGTACGGGTACCAGGGAAGGTTCGCTCTGAACCCACACCAACCTGATACTCTTCCTGACCCATATAACGTTGGTTAGAATTTAACAAACGCTCAAGGTTAAAGTATTGATCGTGCCCAAGGAGAATTAGCTTCGGCTCTCCACCGTTCTCACGAATCTTCTGGATAGCAGTATCCAGGTGAGTGAGAGACAAAGCCCGTCCAGTACCACTGTTTAGCTGAACACTAGCAGCAGCGTTCCAACCACCAGCAACACGGTCACTGTAGGTTAGGTCATAAGCCCTAACTTCAGCACCATTCGTTACACCCCCGACAACCATAGCATCTTCTGCTACAATGTCATCAAGGGAAGTGAATCCAGCCCGACTATGCGTATAGGCTAGGTCACCATCTGCGAAAGCTGTGCCAGTGGCTACGGTCACCACACCAGTAGAGGTATTAACCGCAGACACAACAGAACCAGAAGTCCTGTCAAAACCGCTGTTAGCGTCATTCATAGCTATTGCATCACCAATCTTAAAGTGATGGGCAACAGCAGCGGGTACTGTGAAGGCAGTCGTTGAACCAGCAGATACAATAAATGCACCACCAGCCAACAATTCTTCATTGATTTCCTTGATATGGTCAAGCTGAGAATTCTCATTCTCCATCGCCAGAACATCTCCAATACCGCCTTCCAACTGTGCGGTGAAGACCGACTTCACAGAAGCACCGAAGGTCGTGGATACAATACGAGGCAAGCTCGATACTGTAGCAATATTAGAGACATCGACAGTGGGGAGACTCCCCGTCTCAGTTACTGGTCGTGACCTACTTGAGCCACGGTCAGTCCTGACACGCCAACCAGCCGTATTACCCCAAACTACCCTTGGGACAGCATTGAAGAAACGAGTCTGATTGTTCAAAGCTTGCCACACCTTGCGTCCATAAGTTGTATTGAAGATACCAGTAGCAGTATCAACAGTGAAATAGGACTGTTTCATCAGGTATTCAGGCCCGAACACCGACTGATACAGACCACGCTGTGACTGTGCTAGGTATTCTGATAAACTAGGATTAGCCATAGTGTGACTCCTTTAATTTAGATTTAATTGCTAAGTAGTTCCCTTGGTACCCCATCAGTATTTCCCATTTCAATCTGGGCCTGAAGGTTACGCAATTCTTTATAAGACATACCAGCTAACTGGTCAACCGTATCAGCAGATTCCTGAGCTTTTACAATTGGCGTAGTCCCATCAACTCCCAATGGGCTAATCTGTTGAGGAGCTTGAAGACCCAATTCCTCTCTAAATCCCATCTTCCGAAGCCTTTGCTCCGACTCTGCTTGCACTGCCTTTTGCATGTTAGACTCAGTATTAGCTATCTGCTTTTTCAAAGCATCAAGCTCTTTAGCCATAGCTTCTATATCCTCATCCTCTTCTTCCTTATCTTTATCCCCGCCTTTATACATTCCTTTTCTAGCTTCAGCTTCCTCTTCCTTAGGATGCTCCGCAGCACCATCTCCTTCCTTTTCTACTTCCTCTTCATCTTCTTCATCCCGATTTTTGTCAAAGTTAAATTTCTTCTTGCCATTCTCTTCCTCTTCTTCTTCTTCCGCAGCTTGAATGGTAGCTTGCTGGTCTGCAATCTTAGTAGTAGGATTGATTGGGGATTCCCAATCTTCGCCCCTACCCTTCATCTTAGTACCAGACCGTACCTTCGTGCCATCTACATCCATTCCATTGTCAGCCTTAATCATTCCATAGACTTCTGAAGCAATAGCTTTTAGCATAGCACTTCGTTCATCTACTTCCTGCTTTGCGATAGCCACATCTTCATCACGAACAAAGCGGTCATCCATCTTCTGCAAGACTTCAGCGACAGCAGAAAGGGCCAACGTATTACCCTCCATATGTTTCTCTATCCGATTTAGAACATCGTCTGCCATAATACCCTCCTAGTATATATAATATATGATATCCTAAGAAGGTTGGTCTAAGCCACTTCCGACCTTCTAAACCCGCATAACTATTATATAGTTACACGATTTATTATACTAATTTTTCTGTAAAAATGGAACGTTTTGTATAATTTATTTATAATGAATCTTCATCTAAACCTAAAGAAACTAATTTTAATATCTCGTTTCTAAAATCATACATAGGGACTTGAACTAATTTCTTAAATTTCTCACATTGTGTGCCTTCTGGCATTGAAGCTTCAATTAAATCTAAGACTTTACCTACCATCCTAGAATGACGAGATACTATAAACTCTTGTTCAGGAGTAACTCTACTTATATCTACCATAACTTACCTCCTCTATTTAGTGGCTCCGATGCTTGCCATAATTTCGGCCATGGCTTCATCTATTGAACTTTCCAAAGCATTTTTCATAAAAAAGGTACCAGTTCTACCTGGAGAAGAACTGAGAGTTCGCCATTGTCCATTTACATTTACAGGTTTTTTACCTTTAAAAGTCTTTGTATGTCCTGTAATTGTCGTTGTTCCATTTTTAGTCTGTCGTTTATGGCGTTTCCATTTTCCTGTCCACGAACCTCCCACATTAACTGGTGTAGTACCTTCTTCTACATCTGATGCATACGGAACAGTAGCTCCTAATTCAAACCCATCAGAAGCTATATTTACATATAAACTTCTATACAAGTCTCCTGTCTGCACAGGACATGTATCCCGTGATTTAGCTAAGGCTGCATTCCCAATATCACGGGGCAGTCTTGATTTTAATATACCTATTACTTGTTGTAAAGACATTCCTGGCATCTAATAGCTCCTTATTATACTTAGAACTATACTAATTATACCCATTATGCGCCCAAATTTCGGGAATTTCATCCTTGAATTTCGATTTAGTATTATCATATTTATTCAAATAAATGATTTCCTTTCCTATATAACCATACTTAGGATGCCAATACGTTATTATCTGTTGGGGTTTCGTCACCGCTTGTAACCTAGTCATGGCAAATTCATCTGCCCCTTTCATACACCCACAAATATGGGCAGAACCTGTACCAATATCTAGCTCGTCTACTCTATGAAAGTGTCCAATCATTACAGAATCAAAATGGGCTGGTATGTTATCTGGAACCTCTCCTAGTTCATTTTCTAGTCCCTTCTTAAAATGTAAGACTGACCGTAAGTTAGTTAACACTTTTGTTATAGAAGCTAAACTACCCGCTCCTGATACTGCATCCCCGTGCATTGCTAGTATATTTCT